TAGAAAGAGGATGGTTGAAGACAGATAAAATTTGGTTTGAAGCATTTGATAGTGCACCTCAGAAGAAAGTAAGGTATATAATACGTATGAGGGAAAACGGTGAGAAATTAAATTCTAAACCTAGAATAGTTTTATCTACGATACATGGGGTAAAAGGTGGTGAGCAGGATAACGTAGTTCTCCTGACAGATCTATCTCGAAACACACAAAGAAACTACGAACAAAATCCTGACGATGAGAATAGATTGTTTTATGTTGGTGCAACTAGAACTAAAAGTCATTTACACATCATCAGACCAAAAGATATATACAAAGGATATAAAATATGAAAACAGAAGAAGCGTTACAATTAGCAAAAGAATTAATTGCTGGACCTAGAGCAAAAACATATGGTGATAAAATAGTAAACCATGCAAACATTGGAAAGTTATGGTCAGCATATCTAGACAAAGAGATTACAGCACACGATGCTGCTGTGATGATGGCTTTATTAAAAGTAGCAAGAACTAAATTTGGTCAGCCAACTAGCGACACGTACGTTGACGCAGCCGCATACATGGCAATAGCAGGAGAATGTAAACATGAAAATGATATTTAAACCACAAACAGAGTGGATACCACCAACAG